GAGGCAAAGCCCTTGTTCACCTCTTTGTTTGCCGCCTCAATAAATATGTGGTAGCCGTTAGACACCTCGAAGATGTCTGTGCTTCCCGTGTCGTTAATTGTTACAGGTGGCGTAGCCTTGTTTTGGTAGTTGACATCGTAGTCTACCTGCACCCAATACACAGAGCCGTCAGGGGCGTAGCTTATATCGTCAGCATCAAAGCCAGAGTAGTCGTTTGTGATGTACTCCTGTACAAACTTAGAGATGTCAAACGATACATCCTGCCCTGCAAACACATCCCTAAAAAGGGTGTAGGTTGCTGTGGCAGGCTTACTGCTTCTTGATCCGTTCCATATAAATATCTCTAACTCTACATCCGTCAAAGAGCTTGACAGGCTCGAATAGTTAGCCGTTATAAAAATAGGACTGCGTGCCCCTACCAAGCTGCTTGGTGCTATTACTCCCATATTAGAAAGGTTTTATCTCCTTTAAAAACTCGTCTACATCTTTACCCAAAGCCTCCAAGAACTCAGCAGGCAGCTTAGCAAACTCATCCCTGAAGGGCTGACTAAACCACTCGGTCTTTGGTATGCCTCGCATCTTAATCTTGCGAGCAATACCAAAGGCTGCTGCATCTTTGTTCTCCTCAGTCTGAGGTATAAACTGACCCGTCTCGGGGTCTCTTACTTTTATCCTTCTGTCTGCCATCCACTGACGGATGAACTGCTTAGGCGGCTGCGTATCTCTAAACGAAAAGCGGCTGTTACCTGGTACTCGGTACTTGACACCATCTACCCCCTCATCTAAGAAAGTACCATAACGCTCAAAGAAGAACTGCAGCGCAGGGTGTGGTGCTATAGAGGTCACATAGCTTATCGTGTCCTTTAGCCTTCCCGTGCTTACATTTCTCCTACGCTTGACCGTGCCGTCATTATATCTAATGCTACGCACAGCACCAAGATTCAGGCGTGCCTCTTTCTTAACACGCTCAGCAAAGGCTTTCATCACTGCCTCTTGGTTTGCCTTCCTTAGCTTTGTTCTTGACATATGTCTATACTATTCGGTACTAAGATATTTAAGGTTACTGACCACCCTACGAGGAGATTCTCGTAGCGATCCATAAAAGGTTGGCAGCTTGGGTCTCCATCTAGCTGATACTTGTCTGAGAATAGGTCACCACGCTTAAGGGCTTGTACAAGGTCATTGACCACATACAGCTGCGTGTTTAAGATGTCCTGCTCATTGCTTACCCCGTAGAATGGCTCTGCCTCGTCACGGGCATCCTCCTTGCTTACGTCAGCAACATCCATACACAGCACACTAATAGAAAAGCTAGCCGTTTGGTTGCTTAGCGTTGCGCTGTCTATCATCATATGCGATAGGGGGAAGATGCTCTGCTTGTTGAGGTCTACCTCCATAATGTCCCCAAAGGTGACCGTGTTTACCTGAGCGTTTGCCTCTAGGTGGTTCTTGATTGTAGTAAGAATATCGTATACCATAAAAGGTTAACCCTTTTGTGCTCTGTCTGTAGCACAAGCGTTAACCTTTTCTCTTAAGCATAGACATTTCTACCTCGTGCTTCTCCTTGTCGAATATCATCTTGAGGAATACCTTCTGGAATGCCTGCTGTGTAATTACATTGTATTTACTTATATCTCCACCTGACAGGTGGTCTATAGTTCCGTACCAACCCCACTTCCTTGAGAAGTTGGCTTGAAGGCTGAGGTCTGTTCTCTCATCTCCTTCAGTGGAGAAGAGCTCGGGGTATCTTTCGATAACTCCTTTCTTAAAGTCCAAAAAAAAAGCGTTGCACCCAACCCTGCCCCTAATGGGAAATCCTTATAGCCGTCATTAGGTTCGTAGTCCTCTATGGCGTACTTGCTACCTACCCTCTGTGTAATCGGGCGGTAGAGCACGCCCAGAGCTTTGTGCATATCCTTAACATCAGTAAGGTATTGGTCAAGGTCTATATACTCCCCAAAGCTGAGCTCCTCAAGGTTTGGTATAAACCCGTACTCCTTGCCCTTGTAGGTGACTATAGGTTTGAGCTTGTGATCTTGGGCTATCATAGCAAACAGCTCATTAGTCATCCCGTAGAAGTCTGCTGTCTGCATCTTCAGGGCTTGCCTTAGTGGCAGCCCTAAGAATATCTCTGCAGCCTTCAGGGTCTTAAAGTTGTTCTCCCCCTCCTCAATGGTTACATACTTCTGATACTGACCCACGGTCAGCTCATCTACGCTCTCTGGAAATTGTACCTTAACGTACTGCGTATTTGCCATAGTTTGGTCTTGTTAGTTTGTTGAATGTTGCATAACGCATAGCATCAATAGCGTGGTTAAATGCATCTATAGGTTTGTTGAGTAGCTTGCCGTTCTTGTCCTCTACCCATTTGTAGTTCCTCATCTCCTTGACCAGGTTCGCACCTGAGGCGTAGAGCTTGTACCTCTTGAGTACGTCTATCCCTGCGTTGATGGAGTCAGCCCCCTTCTTGGTGGGCTTGACGTTCCATCCCATCCTGTAGAGCTCCTCTATACTCTTAGGCTCTGCAGAGTCAGCAAATATCTCTGTCCGTCTGTCTACGCCTATCGCTTTGAGCTTCTCTGAGATGTCCCTGTTCGTGAGGTTCGTTTCGTAAAGAAGTTCCTTTGCATAAAGACTATGGTCAAGTACATATACCGCCACGAGAGAAGTGGGGTCATTAGTGAAACCAAAGTCCATCCCCATAGCGAGGAACTTAGCCTGCTCGGGTACTTCCTCTTCCATAAACGTAAAAACCGTTGCCTTGCTCTGACCCCTTTCACCCAATCCGTATATGCGCCAATAATCGTCATCCGTATCCTTGAGCCTTTCAATCTCTGATATAATACTATCGTCAAGGAAAGGGTTATCCACATAAGTAGATTTAATAAAGGTAACATCGTCTCGGGTGAGGAGCTTGTCGTATATCCAATGGAAGTCATCTGAAGGGTTGTAGTCTATGTATATCTTACCTGTGGTTCTCACAAGCAACTGAAAGAAGTCTTCCCACGTCAACTCGTTAGCCTCATTGCAGAAGAGGTAGTCACGTCTTGCCCCCCTCTTTTTCTGAGGTTGGTCAAGACTGACAAACTCAATGATGTTTCCGTTGAGCCTGTAGATGTGTTCTGACTTGTTATGGTCTTTCTCATTGTACAGCCCTGCGTTGGTGAGTATCTCTATGAAGTCCCTCATAGCCGTCATCTTAAGGGACGGCAGGGACTTCCTTACAATAGTAAAGACCTTACCCCTCTCGGATAAAGCCCTGACCATTATGAGTTGCAGAAGTGAGTAGGTCTTCCCAGAACGTGTCCCCCCTTGGTTGACTACGATCTTGGTAGGTGCTTCCCAATTCTTCTCAAATATCTCACTCGTCTTTATTGCTACGCTTGACAATCTCTATCTTGACTTCGTTAATCTCTTCGTCTGTCTCAATCTTATTCTCTACCCTTGCGAGCTTAGGAGTCGTATACTCTGCCATTTGATTGATGATGGTCAGAGCCTCCTTTGGTGAGGTCTCTGCCACCTTGGTTAACCAGGTGGTCATATTCTCTAGGTTATCTTCTACAAGCCTAGTGAATGCCTCCCTGATTTTATTTGTATTCTTATTGGGAGTGCCCTTCTTGCGCCCTCCCATCTTTTCGTGTCCTTCTTTAAACGCCATACTATAATGCACTAGTTTAGTATGTTAACCTAAAACTCTACGAAGTGTTTTAGTATCTCCACCTCATCCCTAGAAAGTTGCCCTCTCATATGCACCTGTATGAGTACATCTAAGAGGGCTTTGTAGTTCTGCCTATTGATAAGCATTAGTTCTGTTCCTGCCTTTTGCTTCATTAGAACTTGAGTAGTCTTTTCCTGCGTTCGTATTTCCTGATGAGCTGTCCTAAGTTTTGCAGGTGTTTATCCGTCCCCTCATTGAAGCCTGTGTGGGCTGATGAGGTGACGGTGTTTATTATCTCCCATCTAAGGTCTCTAATGTATATAGAGGTGTAGTGTATGTGCCGTCTCTTTCTGAGGTAGTTTTTAATCTTCTTCATTAGCATCTTCCTTGGTTACTTTTTTGATGGCGTTACGTTCAATGATGCGCTCGGCAATTTTGTTGCCGACTCGCTGCATTGCCCGTCTCGCTCTTCGGTTGGGTTTATGGTCATTAGTCTTTCTCGAATCCATACAGCTCTAGGTCTTTCTTGCAAGCATCTACGATCTTGGCGTAGTGGTTAGACTTTAGTTTAGTACGCATCATTCCTTTGGTAGCGTATCTTGCGATACCTACAATGACTTCACGACCTTCAGTCGTTCTCTGGTGTTCGTAGTTTGTTTTCATAAGATAAATTTATTTATCGGTGAGGAGTGCAACGACTCATTTCTCTTTGGTGTTAAAGGTTTAGGGAGTGAAGTAGGGCGTCCCCTACTCACTTACCCATAGTTGTCTCTCATCGTGCTGATTGACTACATAAAAATATCTCGGTGTTGCACTTGATTCATCACGCTTTCAGAGGTGTCCAAGATTATTATTTACTCTTTTGTTTTAAAGGTTTGGTTGAATATCACTTCAATCTTTGGGTAGTC